GTTTATTGCGTGCTTAGCATGTAACAATACATCACGGCTTACATTGTCCACACTAATTATTGATTGACTTGTTGTAGTTACTGTGACCTGACTAGTTATTATTGCCATTGATCTGTTCCTCACTCTGTAATCGTTTACGCCTGAAGCGGTCAAAGTCTTTGTGTTGCTTATGACCTATCCACATCTTGCGTTGATGTTCCATTTGAACACCTGTATGTGCATATAGTTTATACCCAAAACTCTTAGCCCTAATGCAAAACAGTAAGTCCTCACCGACCCATTCTTTATGCAATGGCATATCCTGGTAGAAACCCCACTTATCACCCTGATGTACCTGGTCGGCTTCTTTAACAAATCTTTCAAACACTGATCTGTGGATCAAGATAGCACCTGTACCACACGCATCTATCTCAATGATTGAATCTTCTTCATAATCATGGATAGCATACAAACCATTATCCTTACCCATCTTAAATATGCAAGGCACTGGTTCAAGGTATAACTCACCGACTTCCCAACCACCATGCACAACACCTGACACAATAGGCCGCTTATCTTTATCAGCCGCACTAACTAACTTCTTAAAATGATCTACTGTAAATCTTTGATCTGTATCTATCTGCAATAGCCAATCATCTGTTGTTTTTTCTAAAAAGGTTGCAACAATCTGATTGCGTAACCTACTGATAACACCTGATCCTTGTAAGGATATGAATTGACCCAACTGTTTTTGTGATCTAGCAACATCTAAAATACTTGTCATAAAGTCTGTCACTACATGACCAGGTGATGTAACCCCTATTGTAATTTTCTCTGTATCTTTCAATGCCACCCCTTCTTCTTAAAATGATCCCATGCGGCACACGCATTAGGTACTTGATTTACTTCATCTATCCAACCATAACGGTTGCCAATATAACGCACTGACCATTGGATTTGCTTAATTCCGCTTGCGTTTTTTAAGTATGTTGATCTGCCTTGTGGTATCCCATAATGACTACCATTCCGGGCTTTTGGGTTAAAGTTTGATTCCTTTTGATAAAGATCAATAAGGCAATAGGTCTGATCTAAATCATTTAATGTCATTAGTATGTATTGCTTGTAATGAGTAGGTTTGTAAGTATCAGATACACCTATATCAAAGGATAATGTTACAAATAAACATAGAGTTATCCCGAATCGCCAGCACCTCGCGAACTCACCCTTGCAGGGTTCGCGTTTTTGCCTTTGGGGCAAATGCTTACTAGAGCCTAACATATATCTGCAAATCATTTTAGCGTAACTCCTAAATCTATCTCACTATATGAGATGTGATCTATAACACACTAACTTAATCTTTTTTGTGTTCTTGTAATTAAGTAACAGATGTAACAAGATTCATTGTTAATAATCCAGTTACCACATTTATTGCATCTGATTGGTTCGCTCATTGGCTCTCTCTAACAGTACATCAACCATCTCTATAAATGGTCGGCAGTGTCTTTTTTGTACCATGTAAAACTGATCTTCAATTTGTCTTTCTGCATCCCAGTATGTCCGAATTGTCCAATCATACTTAGTAGATGTAGGGATTACAAAGACACCCTGGGTAATTTGGCTAATCATTACATAGGCAAATGGTTTGATAATCTTGTTATCAAAACCACTCACCGTATCAATCATTACTGGGTTAAATGGGAAATCATCAGCATTGGTAAAAGATCGGCTACTACTTTTAATCTCTAATACCAAATCATCAACTATTACATCCTTCTCATTTAAGGTTTTATCCCTTATCTGATCATGGGTTGTAGCAATTGAGAAGGCAGGCACATCAACCTTTGGCACACCAAAGTGTTGTAGTAGATCGGCTACATATAAGTTGTAACCATGACCCTCACGCATGGCTTTGTGATAATCAAATTTACTCATGCGGTTTATATTCTATGTGATTAACACAGCCACAGCCGACACACTTGCGTACGCCGTTGATGTTAAGCATCCTGGGATCATTACACCATTCACAGCATTGATTGAGCGGCACAATATCTAACTCAACACCGCTATCTGTAAAGGTGGCTCTAATCCCATCAGCCCCAATCATTTCCATATCACCCATTGTTGGAATCCGGGTAATACCACTTGCCATCTTTTGACATAACTGCCCATCTAGCACCACAACTTTTCATAGGGCATACATACCCATAGAAAGGCGTACCCCGGCCTTTGGCAATTCCGGTTTTAAGCACCATTTCGCCATGTTCACAATATTGAACTGCCGGTGTGCTAGTTGCAACTGCATCAACTACCTGATCTAAGTTCATGGGTACAGGTTGTGCTACTTGCGCCTTATCTTCTGCAAAAGAATCACGCAATACCCTTTCCATCAACGCTGACTTTGAACCAGGTCGGCCATAGATAACAGGTGCTTCAGGTTCAGATGGCCTAGATAGCAATTCTGAATCTAAAGATTGATTAGGTGTAACAGCCCAAGATTGCCTTGCCTTAGATGCCATCACTTCTTGCTTAGATGCAATCCGCTTTGTAGCAGACTTCATGGCCGCAACAATAGCCCGACCCCAAGCACTCGTTTCACAAATCATAAGTTCACTACCGGCGGTCATGCCTTTACCTGGTATTTGTTCCCAGGCACATGCAACCCCAGGCCTTACATCATGTGGATCACGGTAACAAGCGGCGGTATAAACCACATAGGTTTTACCTTCAACCTGCACAATGTCATAAGGTTTATTAGGATTGTAAGGTTGCAATGATGCTTCAGGATAGGCTTCTTTTAATTGCGCTATTCTTTCAGCCACATCAACATAATCATTTATGTTCATTATTTGTTTTCCCTATCCCAAAGATTAACAACCTTTTCCATTAAGTATTCATTGTCGGCTTCAAGCATCTTTTGGCGCATTGATGGATGTGTTCTAACTGTAAATTTTTCAACCTTTACAGTTGATTGTTTAGCATCCTGTAAGCCACGCTTGTAGCCACTCTTAAATCCTTTGTCGTAGCCATTTTCAACTGCGACCATCCAAGTAACACCAATCAATAGTGCCACTAATGTAAATAGGGTAATTGTTATCAACCACCCATATATTTCAGAGTTCATATTTCACCACTTCCTTGAACTTATCTAACCAATAGGCTTCAACCATTTTGGCTGATAACCTTCCTCTAATCTGCCTAGCACCAATTGATTTTTTGGCATGTTGGCGGATTAAAGAAGCCTTAATAAAGTGCTTACGCTTCTCATCAACATAAGCACCGGATTGTTTGTCATATTTGACTAATTCCAACTCATTACCTTTTCTAATTCAGCCGGTAATTCAACCGGATCAACATCATTTATCACTTGATAAACAGTGCCGTTGGGATGTATAGATGGTGGCAACACAACATAACCTTTGTGTTTAATATCTATACCTGGTATTAACTTGCCTTTGAATTGCTTTGTTTGATCGGCAAGGTAATAGAAGTGATAGCCATTATCTGTTTTAACTGTATGCGTATTACTAGTTACACATATCCGGCGGTATTGTTCCCATAATATTCGTGATGAAATATTGCGTATATCAAAATCTAAAACTACAAGATTTGATTGCACAATGGCTAAGCCAATATTTAGTTCAGGATCATCCTTAAACCATTTTTTAACCATTGATTTATCATTACTAGCATCCAAGTATCCATGCCTTAAAAATCTACATGGTTCTTTAGATTGTGGTTTAAGTGGTAGAACCCACCAACCTTTTTCTGCGTATGCTAAAGCGTTCATGCGTTCACCCATGAGCCTGCATAATCAGTTGTAAAACAATATTGGCTCATTGCATTATCAAAAGAGATACTGTAATCAAACCGGTTTTGGCGTAGATATTCAGTAGCCAATATAACTGATGCGTAATTTTCTGCCCAGTAAATAAACTTATGTGACCAACAGATTGAATCTTCAAAACGATCTTTCTGACTTAACCAATCTGTTTCACCTGCCCATTGCATTTGGGCTTCAGTTAAACCTTCAAATTGATTCTTTGTAAGTTTCATTATTTTGCACCAATGCGTGTACATCTATCGCAACGCCATTCACTAACTAATGGTCTGATTGATATTGCACAATTTAACCAACATGTTTCCATCTTACATTTATCGCACCAACGCATATCTGTTGCAGTAAGTACCTTCATCATTAACCCCCTTCAGGTCAATTGCCTTTGTAAATGCAATTAAACACTAAGGGGCTGACAAATGCAATTGCCAGGCACGGCGTGTTATGTGATTTACATCACCCAAAAGCCTTACCCATAGCCACAAATGACCCATCAACATTAAATGGAATCATCTCTGCGCTCACATTGCCACGCTTAATATGGATGATTACTGCCCCGGCCTGCCAATTGGCGTAGCCTTTGGTATAGGACATCTTTTTTAGGTCACATGTATGACCACACTCAATACCCACTAAAACACGCTCTAAACGGCCATTAAAGGCTTCTGAAGCACATGTGTAGCCTAACCTGTGGGTATGCCCCGAAATTACTGAACGCCCCCACCTTTTACTAAGGTTAAGCGCAGTTTGACCGGCAATATTAGATATGACCCCTTCATCCCCATGACACAGTACAAAGTTAGTGCCTGGTATTGCATAAGGCTGTTTAGCATAATGGATTCCAAGATCATTAAAGCCCATAAAATTTGCATACTGTAACTCAGGTAATCCCATAAGCCCTGGGATGCGCTGTAAAGATTTATACAATCTATCGGAATGATTTGATCTACTAACCACATCAGTTTTTAGATCATAAAGAATGTTTTGGCAGGTAGTACGATCTTCATCAAGGGTCTGCATAAATGATTCAGCCTTGCCATCACTAAACCTTGAAATAGTATTAAAATCCATTTCATCACCAGTATTAAGAACTAGATCAAACTTGAAAGCATTGACCAATTTTTTTAGGTTAGTGATCGCTTCATTAAATTGAAAGGGAACTTGCATATCACTAACCACTAAATATTTAGCATTAAATGATTTATCTCGCTTAATCGTTATCCTCATCTTCTGTTGGATCAATTCGGGGAATGATCTCAGTGGGTTGATTACTTGGATTGATCCAATCAGGCATTGATGCACCGGGTTCTGTGATTAACCAAAATGCAACTTCATGGCTAAAACCGGCAGACTTGGCCGCCCTAAAAAGTTCATTTAATGTTATGTAATGATTTTCTAATTTGCTCAACGCTTCAGCCTTGCGTGGCGTACGCCGCCTACGCTGTGGTGCTTTTCTAGGTTTCTTAGTAGCCATAACCACCAATTTCAGATCAGACAATTCCGCGTATTGCTCTTTCAACACCTTCTTCAAGACTAATCTTCGGCGTGTAGTAATCGCTCATCATACTAGGATCACCAACGCGATAGGCCACACCTGCCGGCTTGTCGGTTAATATTTTGAATCGCTTGGCAGGTGTTTTCTCATATCCCAGGGTATTCAAAGCCATAACTGCTAAATCTAAAAATGTTGTAGCCCTGCCTGTACATAGATTAAGTGTTTGATTGCAATTGTTTTTAACCATCTCAATTACTGCATCCACTATGTCATCAATGTGTATGAAATCTCTAGTAGTAGTTGCCTTACCCCATATATCAAATGGGTTAGAATTCATTATTGCGCGTTGGATAATTGCAGGAAAAGGATAATCTAAATCCTGATCAGTGCCATAGCCGCTAAATGGTCTAAGAGTTAATACAGTTGTACCTTCTTCACGCAAGTAGTTCATTAACATTTCACCGGTTAGTTTTGACCAGCCATAGGACATATCAGGTTTGCCTATGTTCTTAAAATTTATATCCTTTTCTTTTAACTTACGCTTCTTAGATAAGGTTTGTAGATCAGTTGGATAAGCGGCTGATGATGAAAAATAAACAACATAAGGTTGTTCAGTTCTCATAGCCCAACCGGCAAATTCAGCATCAATGGCTAGATCAACGGCTAATGCCAATGGTTCATTTTCAATCATCATGCGGCCACCAACTAAAGCGGCTAAGTGAATTACAAGATCATATTGTTTTTTCTCTAACTGAAAGAACTTACGGCAATCAATTCCAGCCTTCAAATCTACAAGGGTTAAATTGGCATTAGGTAAAGCACGCCTAAAAGCCCGGCCAACAAAACCATGTGATCCAGTGATCAGTATATTCATCTAAATTTTCTTATTAAACTTGCATATTCCATATCTGATAAATACTTTTGTAGTGTTAATAAATCTTTTTCATACCATTTAGGTTGATTAACCCTTTCATAACCTTCATCCATTTGAGCCTTACCGGCTATCGGGTGCATGTGTTCAATAATTACATCAGGTAAATACTTTAGGTATTCTAAATCCAGGCCTAATTGTTTTACAAAGTTATCAAAGAATAGATGTACGCAACCTGGAAATGTCATACCGCGTAGTTCATTAACTAAATCTCTACTCATGCCATAGGCTGTTGGTAGATTTGCGCCTTGTAACAAATCATCACCATAAACTATTCCAGTGTTAGTGCCTAACGCCTGAATAAAGGCTTTATCCCAACCCGGCGTTCTAGGAAGGTGATCATCACCCATGAAAACAAAATAATCATATAAAGGATATTTAGTAATATCCAAAAGAAGAACTGCACCGGTATTAAGAGATTTAGCACAACCACCTGTTTTATTATCCGCCGGTAATTTTTTATAGTTCTCACTTTTGGCGTACTCATTCCATTTAGGATCATCATTATCTATAACAATGTAAAGGTCGGCTTCTGCACCGGTATCCTTAAATGCCTGTGCTAACCGTTCGGCATTTTCAGGCCTACCCCTACTGGGTACAACCACGCACATCTTCATGGCAATAGGGTAAGGGATAGGGCTGACTTAATTCTTAGATATAAGAATTTGGTAAAGCGTGTCTAACTTTTCTTCTATGCGTGCAACCCGGCCTTCTAGGTTATGGCCACCATTGCCATCAGGCTTTAACTCACTTAGATAATGCTTTACTAGCCAACGCACTGAAGCAATGAATGATCCAATAATTGTGACAATAGATACGACTAGTGCCATGTAATCGTTCGCGGTCATTTGCTATTGATGCCAAACTGATCATTTTTAGGATCAAGGAAGCGCATTAAAGGGGCAACTACCGCACCTGCCAAAATTGCAAATTCAGGGCGAACATCAGCAACTAAAGCCAATACTGTTGTAACGGTTGCAACCGCTACGCTTCTTAGGTATGACTTAATAATCTCTTTTTGATTCTTGTTAATTGTCATTCTAATCCTAACTCTTTTATTTTGGCCTTAACTTTATTACGATCTAACGCAATCTCAAAGTGCATAGAATCTATACGCCTTTTGTAATTGCCGCCCCAGGCCAAACCGTATTTAGTTATTAACAGGATAATCATATTCCTTTGTTCCCTATTAAATGTATTTGACTTGCCCAAAGGATGTTTAATTGCATTTAGGTCAATGGCAGTGCCGGATGAGTGATTACTTAATACCTTCTCTGATCCCCTGGTCATGCGAAAAGCAAAACCCCAATCATCTAATTGACCTTGATCAATGGGTTCTACTAACTCATGGAATTCTTTAGCAAAATTAACAAGTAATGGTGCAACCGCTTTGGCACATGCAAATTTAATTTTTGTACCGGGTACTGTAAAAGATTCAATGCCTAATGCTTTACGATCCTCACTAGCCGGCCATCCATTAGGGCTAGTGAGTTCTCTGATCGTTGCCATGACTAGTTACAATTCATAAAGATTGTGCTATAAACCTAAAGCCCTTAAATCATCTGTTGTTAAACCAAGTGCTGCTAACTTGCTTTCGGCTGCTGCCTTAGCCTGAGCCTTTGCTTGGGCTTCGGCTTCTGCAATTACTTGTGCTGCTTGCTTTGCTTGATATTCAGCAAATTCAGCATCATTCATTTCCCGATCAATAATTTCATTTGCAATTAAATCGTGGATTCTAATCATTGGTCGTGTTGTTTTTGCCATTTTATTTCACCCCATAAATTTTAACTGTGCCTGTTATTGTCGCGGTTCCGTTGGCTGCTTCTATTTTTAGGCTGGTGATTGCTGCGGCGGTGTAGTCATATCCAGCCAAATTAGATGAACCAACATTATCTATGCGACCAATATTTTGAATTGGTTTTGGTGCTGTTGAAGTGTAATTGTAAATTATACCTAAAATATTATGTGAAAAAACCGAGTTGCTCTCTGCGGAAATAAACAAATTACCCGCGCTTCCCGATTGATAAGGATTGCCATTGTAATATGTTCCTACTAATTGACGATCTCCCGTGCTGTTTGGCACCGCTATCAATCTTTGTGATGTAGTGGTGGTTCCAACAATTAAAAAATATAAATTGGTATAATCTTGACTAATTCCACTTACTGTTGTGCTTGTTCCTGTTAATGTTGTTGTGCTTAATAATGTAATGCTACCGCTTGAGGGTGTTGCCCACTTTAAACCAGTAGCCTCTGCACTATCCGCTACGAGTGTGGTGCCATTTGCGCCAACGCCTAAGCGTGCATCACTTGTGCTAAAAGTATAAAGATCACCTTTAGTAGTTAGTGGTGATACTGCGCCTGCTTGTATGTAATCATAAAATATCGCTGATGATGCGCTAACAAAGTATAAAATACCTGCATCATATTGTGGCAAAATTAAACTGCCGGCTGTATTTACTGTAGCAGTGCCGGCAGTTATTGTGCATGTGGCTGATCCTAAATTTTGAATAAATACAGTATCACCGGCTGAAAATAATCCGGTATTAACTGTAATTGTTGTAGCACTGGTAGATGTCATTGAAATAGTTGTACCGGCATCAGCCGCAACTAAAACATAATTAGCAGTTTTACTAGATGCCGCACCGCCACCCATTGCGGTTTCTTGTAGTGATGTCATTTGGGCGGCGGTAAGAACCTGCCCTACGCTAAATGATTGTTTTGCCATTTATCTATACTCCCTAATAAGCCAAAGAATCTTCATCTAAAATTCCATCAACGGTAGAGTCTAGCAAAAAACCTACCGCAAAAGGCTGAGCGCAAGTAAAGGTTACTAAAAAAGATTTAGGTGTTATCTCATAGGTAAGGCCTGCAATTACGCTATCTGTAACCACATTGTCTGCCGGCAAGGTTTGAGTAACCTGAATTGGATCAAACATATCCAAATTTAAAGCGGCTACAACGCGACTTGGATCGTTTTCACCATAAGCATCAACTGTTAATGAATTAAGTTGTATGTCCACGCCTTGTTCTTTTCGGGATGCAATAATCATTTGTGCCTGATTTAACGCATCTGCCTGTGTCTGCATGATGCCACTTCTTACCCGGCTATGTTGAAAATAATCAGAAATGCTTGCCAAATCGCTTGCGGTCTGACCGCTCAACCCTGTTGGCGTTACAGTTACCTTGTTAATCATTTGATAATCTGAAATATCAAATTCAACTGCCTGATAGGTAATATCACCTGATCCGGGTACATCACTAAACTCAGTTAATGTGCCACCTGATTGGCTTATGATGTCGGTACGCGACATAAATTTTGCATAACCGCGTTCATCAATATAGAACGCACCTAGATCAGTGGCTTCAACTTCTTGGCAGGCGGCCAACAATGATCTTGATGATCCGGTATCTGCTTGAACTGTTGTAGTTGCAGTTGTAGATATATCACGCATACCACCTGGCCACTCACCTTGATCTAATAAACTTGTAATTCTTTGTGCAGTAGTTTGTCCGGCAGTGCCACCACTAACTGATGTTATTGTGTTTAAATTTAATAATTGGAATCCATCTACACATGATAAAGTAACATAGGCTGGATCAAACCCGGTAGGGCTTTGATAATTCCATTCTTGTACATACATAGAACCTAAATTATATGTTACACCTAAATACTCTGCCATAAAGCGAATCTTACGCATAGGTTTAATTTTTCCATATAAACTTGAACTTGTATTAGCCGGATTAAATTCACCGGTTTGATCAACAAATGTAATGCGTGCCGTACCGCCGGTAAAAGAATCTGATGACCTATTAAATGCACGGCTAATATAACATTGAGTTACAAGTTGAGTTATATCAACTACATCTGCGGCGGCAGTACCTAGTACAGAAAAATCCAATAGTGTTGCAGGGTCATCTAACACTAATGCCGGATCAAATGTTGCCGAACTTGAAAAATCAATTTCTGCCTTAAATATTGCGGCTGGCATTATCTTCCTAAATTAGTTAATTGAGTTACTGCGCCTGATCTGTTTAAATTATACAAAGCATCCTGAATTACAGATTGTAATTGGCCTTCTGATATAACCGATCCGGCTACATTTATATTAACAGTAGTACCCATGCCACCCATTTTATCTAATGGTACAACCGCTTCTGCACCGGCTTCACCAATCATTGCAAGTGTAGGTTTAGTTACAATTCCGCCTTCTGCCATTAGTGGTATTCCTCTTTGGATTGCACCACTTTCCCTGTATCTTTCAGCCGTAATTTCTGCGGCTGTCATTCCAGCATAAGCAGGTGTACCAACTAACTTAGTTCCTAAGTCTGTAAAATATCCAGGATCAAACATTGTTTTAACCGGTTCTTTTTTCTTTTTATTTATCTCATCTAATAACGCTAACATCTTGCGTAATTCTTCATTAGCCTTAAATAAAACTCCTAAATAAAGTAAAACTTCGGCAGTAGTAATACCCCATTTTTTAGCCAACATTTCAACTTCAACAGTAGTGATTTGCCCATCCTCAATAACCTTTAATACATCTGCGTATCTCGCGGCTTCATCAATAGCGGTTTTTGTACCATCTGCTAACTTTTGTAATAGTTTTACACGCAACTCATCTTCACCGGATAACTTACGGCTAAGTGCAACTTGTAAATTGATCTTATCAATATCAAACATAGCGGCTAATTCATTCTTCTTTTTGTCTAATGCTTGTTGTGCGCGTTTTTCGGCTGTTAATTTTTTCTCTCTAAGCAAAATATCAGCCTGAATTTTCTTTAACATTTCAGCATAGGTCAATTGTTTCTTACTAGTTTTACTTTGATTTTGTAAAGCATCTAAAACTGATCCGGATAAACCGTATAAACCCTTTTCTTTTAATATGCGTTGTTGCCTTAATTTAATACCATCTTTTTCTAACTCTTGTAATTTAGTTGATTCGCCAACTAAACCTTGAAGCAAAACAATGGCAACATCTAAATATCCACCTAAACCTTTATCACCAAAAGATTTAGATGTACCAACCATGATGTCGCTAAATTGAGTTGCAACAACTTCTAATTTTTCGCCAAAAATATCTAATTGATCTGATCCAGTTGCTATCAATGATGCGGATGTAATAAATCCTTCGCCTAATGTTTTGGTAGCCTGGCCTGCGCTAATTTGAAATGATTTTAATTGGCCTGCAAATGTTTTAGTTTGTTCTTCCGCTGATCCAGCATATTTATCTAAATTTTGCATTAACTTTACAAAGCCCATTGATTTTACTTCTGCGGCTGTAAATCCAATACCAAGCGCAGTTATAGATTTGTAATTACCTATTGCCGCTTTATTTATAGCATCAAGTACAACATTAAGATCAGCACCAGTACCGGCTGATATATCTAATGATTTGCTTAATAATGTTTGAGATATATCTAAATCACCGGTTTGGGTAATAAGTTGGCGCAAGGCAGGAACTAATTGATCATCTGTAATATTTGTAGCGCGTTGTAAATCGGCTATAAATGTTTTTACACCTGGCAGTTCAAACTCTTGCCCAATGCTTCTTAAAGTTAATTGTAATTGTTTATCTAATCTTTCTTGCGCTAAGGCGGCCTGTATAGAGTTTTTTGCAAATATAGCCATGCCTGCGGCGGCGGCTATTCCACCGGCTTTAGCAAAAGTCTTTAATCTAAATGCGCCAGTTGCAACTACCTTATCAAAACCTTTTAATTCTTTTGTTGCACGCTCTAAACCTTTTTTATCAAACTTAGTAAGGAAGTTAATTGCAACATACTGACTTAATGCCATGTTTAACCCCTAAATTTTTCGCCTAGATATTTTTTAAGCACACCGTATAGATTATCATTTACTTGCCCACCTAATTGTTGTGATGCCCTGTAAATCAATCTTTTTTCTTTATATGCACCTGAACTAGCAGTACCTTGTAATTTACCAATAAAAGATTCACTAGCATTAAGGTTACGACTTATACGCCTAGTTTTACTTCTTGATTTTGATGTACCAAATCCTGCCAACTCATAAATTATACCTGGTACAGATTTATTAAGTACCGCTAATGCAGTTACAGAAAATGTAGTACCTTTAACTCTTTGAACTTTAGTTTTAGCCGCACTAACTCTTATGCCGCGTATAACTTCTACTTGCGACCATTTCCAACGACTTCTTTTACTTTCGCCAAAAGTTCTACCCCTATGTGCTTGATCATTAGCCCATCCCCATGCAGGTGGGTATGAAGGTTCAACATCACGCCATCCCGGAAATGGTGAGTACGGTACAAAACTTTGTGCCAATTTTGCAACAGGTTTTACAGCCTTAGTCAATTCTCTTCTAAATTCTTTATGTAAATCAGGTTCTATTTTTTTCATAGTCGCCATTAGTTCATCTAAATTTTCAACATAGATAGAAGGCACTGCGGCTAATGATCTTGTTCGGCCAGGTAATCTTGCATACAAAGGTCGCATTATTTCCGCCTAACTGTTGCCTTCTTGTTGTTGTAATAGCGTTCTTGCAAGATGGCTTTAATTGCTGAATAAATCGCTGGATCAACTTCTAATAAATCTTTAGGGCTGATGCCTGTTGCCACCGACACGGAAGCGACTTCATAGATTGAGCCGTGTCGGTCTATCCATTTTTTGAATCATAAACCAAATCAATATCTGAATATTGATTGATATAGTCATCACCAAAGGCTAGATCGGTTTTACCGGCATCTTTTTCTAAACGCCAGGCGAACCACCACAAATCACTTTCCATTTGTAGTTCACCTAATCTCTTACGCCAACCTGTTTTGAATTCGGCTTCAAAAGCCACCTTCGCAGACGGCGTAAGATCATAGGTTACTTTTTTACCATCTTTTTTAACAATCTCAATCTTGTGCATTGTCCCACCCTTTTCTTTTTACGCGCTTGTTGATTTTGTTAATGCAGTTACAGGAAGCGACACGGAAACGCTTGCTACCGCATCAACAGCACCATTTACAGGTGTCCATGATGAAATCAAGCATGACATTGTGTAACTTGGATTGGTAGCAGATACCGTACCTGATACTGGTATTAACTTAATATTAAGTTTTGTACCTAGTGCATCTTCAAACAGTGCGTTCACTGATGCTGATGCAAAATCATTGTACAGTTCTAGATTAAGCGTTGGTCGCTCAATTCCACCAATCATATTTTGAACGGTGTCGTTCATTGCAGTGATCTCTACCTGATCAATTTCGCGTGCAAGGCTTACAGTGCTGACATGATCAGTAATGGTAGATGTTCCTACAATCACGGCAACTTTATTACCCATAAATATGGCCATAGTTTTCCTTTCGTTACTAACCTATCAATTCAACCGAATACTGATAACTTAGGTAATCAATATTAGCGGATGTAATTGTTCCAGGGGATGCAGACACAACCCTTAGAGTTTGTACAGCACCGCTTAATGTTTTATCAGCCTCAATTGCGGTTTTAATTGAAGTTGAACCGGATGAAGCAATTAGCCCATCCAATCTTGATTGTCCATCTTTTTCGCTCATTCTACCTACTACAACAATTACCTGGCAGGTAGCAGAATCAAATCCTCTATTTAATGTAAAGTCATAATTCATTGATAGTTGGCCAACAATTGCAAAAGCATTATTTGTTGGTATGTTTGTTGAATCCGGTACATAATCAAAAACACGCATACCCGTAATTGTTTGTAATGCAGTTTTAAGATTAGTTCTAACCGTGCTAGGAATCATGCAATAACTTCTTTTTTATACGCTCTAACCATTGCGGTTACATCTCTACCGATAGGCGACATTCTAACAACGCCTAAATCGCCTAATCCTAAGATTCCACCCGGCGCATCTTTACGCTTGTACAGGTCGGCAGTTAATATTAAACAGGCCATGTTTAGATCATCCGGCACTGAAGGCCAACCCCATCTTGCAGTTACTTGCACGCCTGGGCGTAATCCATTTGATGTTAGGCCTGGAAATATCGGCCAAGTTTCAGTATTAGATACCATTGTTAATTGCGTAAAAGGCCTATTCAAAGATTGTGAAGTTAATGGGTCTAAAATGTAATCTGTGTTTAATGTTAATGTTTTAGAATAAGTACCGTTACCATTTTCATCAACGGCTACAACTAGATTACTTGTAGTTCCAATGTCATCTACATAAACAAAAATATTAGAGTAAGCACGGTAAAGCCGTGCTGATGCAGTGGCATCTAAATAAAATCTACGGTTAGCAATCCGATCAATTGACCTGGATGCGGATTCAACTAAATTTTCTAACAAGTCATTATCAGTGTTATCTGATATAGACATGTAATTTTTAATTTCAGTTAATGTTGCATATCCATTTGTTATAGCCATGATTGGTATCCAAATCCTGAATCGCCCTGGGACATTAGACAAACTCCATTCTTTGAATACCAATCATAGTTAGAATCCAGGCCACTGGAAGGGTAGCGGCCTGGAAACTTATTAGTTTAGAAACTTGGTGTTGCTAAACCTGTACCGTTGATCTGAGCGATTGCACCTGAATAGCGCAATGATGTAAAGGCTGACATACCAAACATAACAATGTTGATTGCAACCTTGCCACTTGGCTCTTCAAACTTAACATAAGTTGGTGAACCGGCTTCTTCCCAAAGATGACACTCATTAAGATCAACCACAAAGATTGTATCTTGATTTGTGCTTGTGCCAATATTTGTTGCAACATTCGCATCAGTAATAATTGGCAATCCAAGAATTGAATAACCACTATTGCCGTATTGTGGTGTTCCATTGCCTGTTCCAATTGCGTTCATTGGATTGTAAGCGTTTGGTACTACAAGTGGGCGATTTGAACCATCTACTCCAGCCAATAAGAAACCTAAGCGGCGTGGGTGCATGATAATTGCATTTGGATTAGCATAAATTGTAGATTGAATCTGTTGGATTGAATCTGCAATTTTTGGATACAAGCCTGCAACTGTACCTGTGGTCGCTGTGTAAGTTACCAAGATTCCTGTTGTCATGCTCTTTAGACCTAATGGTTGCCCATTTGATCCTGATCCATTTAGAAGCGCATCATCAAGTTTTGTGTGATAAGCGCGTAACAAGTCTGCTAATACAATGTTTTCAATGTTGTATCCGCGTAGTAATGCTTGCTTTGAGATGCTGTTTTGTCCAGCAATTGTGTTCACATTCACTGTAAGTGTTGTGTCATCAGGATCAGTGCTTACTGCGGCAGTGTTCTCTGATGTTTGATACGCAACATTTGTGCCTGTGGTTATACGGCTAATAACAACTGACATACCTTGTGTAGGTAGTGGATGCTTGCGTGCGGCATCAGCGAACGGCCTACCGGCGCGTGCTAATGGTGCATATAGATCAACTAAGTACTGTGGTACTACAAGGCCTGCAAAATTGCCTGAATCTGATGCACGCTTTTCAACTGCCATTTCTTTTTGGTGGCGTTGAATACGCTCTGATGCTTCATAATCATTTGCGAATTGTGCTTTTAGTGCATCACCTAAGAATTTATCTGCGGTGCGCTCTGAGTAAGTTAGTTCTTCGCGTGTAACACTAAAGCCACCTGCGCGAACTTCCTTTTTTGGCTCAACATTCGCATCAACTTTAGCGGCTAAATCTGCGGCCTTTTGGTTGCGAATTTCAATATCTGACATCTGCTCAATTCTTTCATCTAACTTTTTGATTTCCAAATTAAGGGCTTCAACATTAGCCAACTCAATTTCAGATAGGTCGCGTGCTTCTTCTGCGGCGCGGTCTAAAGTTGATTGAATAAGTGATGTCTTTGATTCGCGCTTCTCGCGTAGAGAAGCAAGAAATGTATTTGACATAGTTCTCCTATTAGTAGTTTTTGTAGTGAGAAGGTGTAACGCGCCGGCAAGCGGGGTTAGGTGTTCTACGACTTGTTATTATTATATCTCTTTTTTTAGTTCTTTTAGTATTTCTAACGCTGTGTTAAATCTTGTTTTATCATCAAATCTGTTTTGATTTGCAATTTTCTCTGACCATGATTTACCGGCATCCCCGCCCCACAATGCCCAGGCAATGCGACCATTAGAAGGATAACCATCTTCACCTGGACTAAAACCTTCAGCCTTTTTATCTACTTCATGGCGTGCAAAAAAAGATACCATGCGGTTTATTGTTTCTAAAGGCAAGTTTTTGCCACCTGCAATATCTCTAGCCCTAGCAATACCTATCTCAGTGCCACCTCTATTAAACTCTCTGCGCCAATCAAGTCCTCTTTGTGCCTCTGCCCTCATTGCGGTTGTAGGTGTAAAACTCTCGGCTCTATTTTGATTTTGCATTGACCACCTGTTGCAATAATAATCGGCCTGCACATTATCATCCCATAAATCACAATAGCCTTCTTTGTAAAAATAACAATTAGCACAATTGCGACCTTCAGGGACATCATCACTAGATGCTGGTCTGTAATTATCAGGCAATTCCCTAGTGCCATACTCTGCAATATTCATGGCAGTTAATTGATCATCTGCCTGAGCCTGGGTTTTATGGCAACCCATTACTTCATTGCTTGCAGTTTTAACAACTGCATACCCTTCACAATCAGGATGATTACTTACTACGCTGTATGGCATTTAATATTTTCCTTGCTTGATCTAGTCTAGGTGTTAATTGTGGTTGGCCTTCACGCATCCCTGTGATAGCGGCTAATTCGCCATAAGCACCAAAAGTAACAAGTGATACTTCTGCTAAATGTGCTTTAAGCCTTTCCATTACGCCATCCGGCCTTTTCTTGTTTTTGATTGGCATAAAGCCAACAGATAATTGATCTAATGCCCCATCTTTAACTAACTCTAACGCTTCATCACCTTCACGCGTTTTTGAGATTTTGAACTCAGCATAAAGCCCATCATCTGTTTCCCTTAATAATGTGGCACGGCCTAAAACATTATTCTCACCATGACCCCTAAGAAGTTTGACCCGGTGCGGTGCTTTGATTACTTCTGAAAAAACACCTTTTCTAAAAACTTCAATCATGGTGCTAGTAATGCGTTGTTCTTTGTTGTAAGGCACGGCAATACCAAAGATGGTGCGGCCATCACTATTGGCACGCAACTCTAAATTAACAGAGTAATTTCTATTTTCCATTTTTTCATCAGGCATAGTTATTATCCTCTACTGTATCTTCTACATCATCTTGTAATGAAGTTTCAACTTCAGGGTTTATATCTTCTTCTTCATAATCCATAGGATCAAGATTTTCATAACTTCTTACTTCATCAACAGATAAGAAGCCATTAGATAAAGCCGTTGCGTAAGCATTGTATCTATTTGCGGTATCGGTCTTTAATAATGAATCATATTTAAATCCGGCAGTTTGACCCCGAACAAGAAGATCAGAAAATGCCGCTTCTATTCTTTCTGCAATTGGTTGAATTGACCATTTAATTAGTTGCAAGTTTTCTTCTACAACATTTGAATAAGTACGGCTGGAATTAGGTGATCCTAAGAAGTATGGTGGCAATCCTAAAATATTTGCCGCTTCTGTAAGTCCGGCTGTTTGCGCTTCTACTAATTGTGATTCTGCCGCATTGCTACTTAACACTTCAAAATCCGTTGTTGAGTTCATTACAACAGGTGATCTATTGCGTGATGAATACATTGCCATCCAAGCGTTTTTCAGTGCATCCGCTTCTTCCTGAGTTAAATCAGGATTAGCAGATTTAATAACGGCGGTAGGATTCACGCCACCATCAAAGTATCTTGATGCGTACTCATTTATAGCAATCTCTTTACCTAGTGCTTGTTTGGCTACGGCTAAAATACCTTTACCAACTAAATCACCTGGCATTGTAAAATTCTTAATGTGCATGATCTCTGATTGATCATAAGATTTTTCATCAATCTTGTAAGTGATGCGACCATTTGCTTTTGATACTTCAACGCGATCCGGTGACACAGGATAAATTGAATCAGGTAATCCATTAGCACCGGGTTCACCTAATACTGCAATATAATTACCGTGAACAATTAAAGCGGCGGCCATTGCGCTAATTGTTTCCATTCTTGTTTCATTTGGTACTGGTCGCATAAGTATTTGTGGCGTTGGTAAAACTTCGCGCTTGTTGCGATATGCACAAAGTGGTAACGCACCAATAGCATCACTAATTAAAGTTATGCCGCGATAAATGGCAGGTATTCCCAACGCAGTATTTTGATCTACATAAGTACCTGCCCAGTTACCTTCAAAGAATCGGCCAACGCGACCTAAAGAATCAATATATCCTTGTGAGGTATAAACCATTGATGGCTGTATTTGTCTTTTGAGCAATCGGCCTAGCATTATTTACCTCTGTTTTCCAAAGCAATACCAAATAAAACTAAAAACACACCTGATAATATTACTGCCACTACCGGGTAAAATGTTGCGACACCTGCAACTATTAGAAAAGAACCTACAACTTGTAAAACTGATGGTAAGTATTTCATTAGTATATTTTACTCCTTGCAACCGGCTGATCTTCTATTTTTGTAACCACTCCATACCGTGCCAGTGTAACGGCTACAAGTGGTGTTATGTTAGTTGTGCTTTGGCGATTCCATGCCCAGGAATCACCTAACGGCCTTTTGGTTGAACCTAATATGGCTGATCTCAAATTTGGATCATCTAAGTGGCATATTGTTTTTGCTTGTACTGCATCATAAAAAGAACCACATGCCATAGCGTAATCGCGTAAATGGATAGACATAACCCCAATGTTTTGTTTTTCTAATTCGGAAATTAGGGATGCGGCAGGTGATCCTGTATCAATTACCACCTTAGTGTTATATCTCTTACATAACTCAACTAAGCGTGGTAATACCCATGATGTACCTTCTTTGGATTCTATTAACTCCAAAGGCGTAAAATCTCTTACAAGCCCGGATGCGCCTATTGAAGCCCGATCACGCTCACGCGATATATCAACGCCAAACACTATTTGATTGCCAATTGTAATATTGGTTCTAGCCAATGAATCCCACAGTTCTGTGTTAATAACTTGTACGGCATCCCTAGATGGCCAAACATTCAACCATTCCTTAGTAAATATCTCAGGGCTATTAGTTGCCGCCGCTTCTTTAACGGCATCTAGCAAAACACCCTTTTCTTCATGCAATGATGGAATTGCCTGATACCAAACATCTTGATCCAGGTAATCAAAATCATCTTCACTCGGACA